CTAGTTTTTGCGTCAATCTTTTTAGGTTTAACATCTGATTTAATATCATACCATAACTGTCTATCAGGTCTTCCTATTTGAGATAACCTTAACGTAGTCAGGTCTTCTCTCTTCTCAAATAAAAACTTGTCAATAGAAGCCATAATATTCTTTTTGAATGTATCCAAAAAATCTGTATTGACTTTACGTTTATCTAAACCTTCATCAATAGTTTTATAGATATCTTCTATTAATGTATCTATTTTTTTATTCATAATAATTCCTTATAAAAAATCCCACCAACCACAACCCACTTCAGCATTTAGCTTAATCTAGAAAGGAATTTCATCATCCAAGTTATCACCTGACTTGTATCCATTAGGCACAACATCAAAGTCTTCGCCCTCTGTATACTCTACAAGGTTAGTAACCTGAACTGCCTGAAGGTCTGCACCAATGCCTGACTTCCCTGCATAGCTCCATTCATAAGTTTTATAAAGAACATTAACGTCAGAACCATTACCAATCAATGTTCCCTTTATATCTCTCTTCTGAGAGTCTTTTAAAGAAGGTGGATTATTTTGATTACCACTCTTAGAAGTTACCTTCCTTTTGATAGTAACAAAGTCTCCTCTCTCATCATCTTTATTCTTAACTGCAAGACCTGAGTCGATAGCCTTCTTTTTATTAGCACCATCTAGTGCTAAGTCAATAGTCCAAACAGGCTCAAACGTAGTGTTTGGATTAGATATAGATGCCCAATAGGCTTTACCATTTAATACTGGCATATTTTTTCTCCTTACTTAATTAGTGCAATCTTAGTTGCTATTAAAATATAATGAATTATACTACATAACAATTAGTCTGTCAACACTTAATGTGTCTCATACCAATTTTTTCCAATTTTATATTCACTATCCAATGGACATTGAACATCCAGTTCTTTCTCTACAAGTTTCATAGCTTGTTTAGTTAGGTCTCCAAACCTTTCAGCTTGGTCTCTACGAACTTCAAATTGGTATTCGTCATGTATAGATGCAACAAGTCTATAATCATAAACCTGTTGCACCTTTAAAGTTATTTGTCGTAGCCATTCCTTACAAATGATTGCACCTGCTCCTTGTAAGAGTAGGTTCATTGATGCATGAAATTGTCTGACCTTCAGTAGTCTACCATCAATACCTCTTATCTGTCCTTTCTTTGCAACTCTATCCACCTTATCACGCAAGGTTTTAAGAGAAGGCATATTGGACATGAACTTATTGATAATCTTCTTACCTTCAGTCTTACCACCACCAACTATCTGACCTATTTTATCAGGACCTGCTCCATAGATTAGAGCATAGATAAAAGTCTTAGCTTGGTCTCTAGTCTTTAGACCTGCAGCCTTCTGATTGGCAGTATGTATATCACCTTCAACTACTTCCTTTGTAAACTTGGAATCGCCCATGTAATGAGCAAGGCAACGAAGCTCTAGGCTAGATGCGTCACAACCTAGTAATACATAATTACTATTGGTAGGTATCCAAACTGACCTACATTCCTTTCCATAGGGAGAATAGGAAGCAGGAACTTGAGCCATGTTTGGAGAGTTGTGTGCCATTCTTCCACTAATTGCTTTTAGTGTCATAACTCTACCATGCACCTTGCCATCATCTTGGACTACGTCTATCCAAGATTTTATCTGAGAAACTCTCTTCTGCAGTAGAAGATAATGGGCAATAGTTTGTGCTTCAGGAATATTTTTAATTCTTTTTAATGTTCCTTCATCAACTATAGGATGCCCTGTAGGTGTAAGTTTCTCAGGTTTCCAACCTTTCTCTATCAATCTCTTTGAGATTTGTTGTCTAGAGTTAGGATTGAACTCTTCCACACTATCATCTAATCTCTTACCTGTCTTCTCTGAATATCTTTCTGTAATGATAGGTGGGAATATTTCTTGTAAATCTTTTTCTATCTTGTCTGCTTCTTCTTCAAGCTTTGAACATAACTTGTCTGCCTGTTCAACATCTAATTTAAATCCATTCTCTTCTTGCTTATTAACTATTGCTCTAATCTGATGCTCTAGAAACATGGATTTCTTTGAATACTTTTTTAGTGTAGGAAGTAAGTGTAAGTATAACTTATGCGTTAACTGAACATCCTTGATACAATACTTTAACATCTCTTCATTGAAATGTGAAAAGTCATTGTATTCCATCTTACCAAATCCCAATCTCTCTCCCCATGCCTTGAGTGAGTGACCACCTTCTAGCATAGGGTCAGAGAGTTGTGAAAGGATAAGTGTATCTCTTACTTGAGATAATTTTATTTTGCTACCTGTCAGTTTATTAAGTATAGGTGCATCAAAGGATATTCCATTATGCATAATAAATATATCTACAGACTCACTCCACTTAGCAAAGTCTTTCAGAGTATCTCCATGCCATGATAAGACTTCTCCTTTGTCAATATCTTTGGCAACAATACAATGAATGACACTTGCATTTATGTCATCAGTTTCAATATCTACTACGTATTTTCTCATAAAAAGTCCTCTACATCTGTTTGGTTATCAGATTCAAGTGGATTCTCTATCTCTTTTAGTCTACCTGAATCCTTGTCATATAAGAGGTAAGTGGCTATGCCTGTCTCACCTGCATATCTATTCTTTAGTACTCTCACAGTAGTTGTATTCGCTACTGTAGGGTCTTCTGCTTGTTGGTCTCTCTCTAGTGCAATAACTGCATCTGATATTTGAGCAATAGAGTGTGAACCTCTAAGCATTGATAAAGATATTTCTTTACCTTGCTCTTGACCTTTATCACCACTTGCTCTTCTCAAGTGAGACACAAGTAGCATTGCACATCTAGTTTCTTCTACTAGTGAACGTAGCTTAGTCATAAGTTGGTCAATGTTTCTTCTCTCATCTTCACCTTCAATACCTGAAACAAGTATGGATAGATGGTCAATAAGAATATACTTACAGTCTAGTGCCTTGACCATATATCTAACTCTATTTAATATCTCATCAGTAGTAATACTACCAAAGTGGTCAAAGCCATAGAACCTTCTAGTTCCAATAGTTTTTCTTTCAAACTCTTGCAACTGCTCAAGTGTATAGTTCTTCTGTACTTCCTTGATATACAATCTGTCATTAGCTTCTACTGACATGATATGTAGCATAGTCCTAGTAATATTTTCTTCTAGAGAGAACACACCAATGTTATGCTCTGTATTAGTAAGTAAGTGATGCATCAGTTCTCTCATAAGAGATGACTTACCTGCACCTGTACCTGCAGTAAAGGTAATAAGTTCACCTGTCCTGATACCATACAACTTCTCATTCAGTCCATCATAAGGATACAAACAAGTTTCAGTATCATCTTCTGCATATATCCTAGAAGATATATCTGCAAGGTTATGAATACCTGCAGGAGTGTAAGGCTTTGCGTTCCAAAAGTCTTGAGTAAACTCTTGCTTCTTACCTTTCATAAGATACTCATTGGCATCTTTATATCTCATGTCCATGATAAGACATTTATTAGGCTCGAATATCTGAGCAACCTTGATTGCTGCCTTCCTACCATGCTCATCATTATCAAAGCATAATACAACTTTATCAAACTTATTTATGTAGTCATAGTTTGCCTTGATATCTTTGAGTGCAGACTGACAACCATTCTTGATTGATATACTTGCCCACCTTGAACCTTGTAACTCATAGGCAGACATTGCATCAATCTCACCTTCACATATAGTAAGATACTTGCCACCTTGAGGAAACTTATTCTGTCCAAACATAACTGCTCTAGGTAAGTTACCTTCTGCAGAGAAACCTTTATTAGCTACAAGTCTTATCTTATTACCTATGTGGCTATTATTGATATCATAATAAGGATAGATATGCTTAACCACATTATTATTTCTATCGTGTAATACTTGGACATTATAAAAGTTTGCAGTCTCTTTTTTGATTCCTCTATCATGGATACCATCTACAACTCCACTACTAAAATTTTGATGATTACTATTTATAGATATAGGCTTTTGTACTTGTTCCATATCTTCTCCTTTTGAGTAAGTTCTACATGAAAAGCAAAACTTAGTTCCACCTTCATATAATACATTTGCATCAGATGAACCACACCTGTCACAACTACCTTTTCTAACTACCTTTGAATCTCCCATGTCATTCCTTCCATTTTGTTAATACTTTTGCAATAGTTTCCATTGCACTTCTTTTAATAGAGTAGAATTTATTTTCTATCTTACCATCATGTGCAACTATACATTCATACAAGTCTTTATCTGAATCATATGATATCACACATTCAACTTGTTGTCCATCTACAAAACCATTAAATTCATTTTGTTGTTCATTCATCTTCATACTCCTGTTTTATTATTTCATTTATAAATTCAGTATCACTTTCAATCTTATCTGCTACTTCATGTTTGGCATACTTTCTTGCTTCTTGAGGTGTATAACCTTCTTGAAGTAGTTCCTCATATATTTCTTTGAATAATTTTTTCTTATCATTATCCCATAGATTAGCCATGACCATCATCCTGAATACTTATTAACTTATTTAGATACCACTGTGCCTTTCTCAAGTCTTCTACACCATTTTTATATCTGTATCTCCACAAGTATTTCATAATGTTTCCTTGTAAGTAATACTCAAAACCTTTATCTGTCATTGCTTGTATTGCATCAATAGTTTCTATACCTGCCATATTATAGTGAGGTGGATTATTTACCACATCTTTTTTACCTTTACCTGATAGGTAATTAGGTGCTTTATTTTTATCTTCCATTTTTTTCCTTTCTTGTCTAAGCTTCCATACTATCCAATCATAGTATCTTTGAGGTTCTTTATCTTCCATAATTACCTACGTATAGTTTATTTTTTTTACTACTTCAACAACAGAATCTAAACCTTCTACAAGAGTTGGTTTATCCATCTCCTCTGCTTTGTCCATAGCTTCCCATTTATTTGTAGCACTTACAACATAGGTAACTCTACTTAAATCTATGACTGTAACTTCCCACCTATTACGTAGAAGTCTATGCTTTTTCCTCTGCAGAACTTTGTTAATCATACCATACATCCTAAATTTTGTAAAGATAATTATAAATAAACTGATTTATTTTTTTCATCAAAGAATTTATTTAGTATCTCATGCTTATCCCATGCACTAGCTAAACTCTCTAATTCCTTATCAATAGACTCAACAATATCATTATGTTCACCTATCCCTGCAGAGTTATTTAGATACACACTTATGTTGGCTTTATGCTTTGCCATTATACCTACATAATAAGTTTTTAAATTACTTATCATTGTCTGATTATTATTTTTTTCTTCACTCATTTTACTCTCCTTTAAATGTTTTAATTACATCAGATGAAAATAACTTCTGCAAGTTTAGTAGATACATTCTACTTGCATTATGGTCACCACCTGACACACTCTTTTTATAGTCTAGGTTATCAATAATCTTACGTAAACTATTAATATCAAAGACCAAAGTACAGAACACCTCATTGCCTATACATAAATTATGAAACCAATAATCTGCTTCAGTAGTTTGTATACCACTTGGCTTTCCATATGACTGATACTCTATGGCAATATTACCTGTCTTCTGCCATATGTCTCTTTCAGATTTGACTTCAATCTTTTTATCCTGCAACATTTCTGCTACAAGTTTTTCCCTTACCTTACCATACTTCAAGTCCATATCAAACTTTTTTCTGTTAGGTTTACTAGGTTCTAAGTTGTCCATTTTTTTCCTTTCTTTTATATGAACCTTTGCCTTTCTTAGGTGGAACTACTTGAGTTCTTTTTCTAAGATATGCAAAAGCTTTTGCAATAGGATTTACTTTAGCTATCTTCATTATGAAACCATAACTGCTATGTAAATACATAGTCCTATAATTAATAACTTACCATAGTCAAGGTCAAACTTTGTACCCTCGCCATAGTTCTTATGATAATCTATATTAAAAAAGTCTGTTATTCTATGCCACATTATTTCTTACTCCTTTTTATATCCCATCTATAAAAGATGTGGTCATCTATTCTTGTTATATAAGTTTTAGTTTCTGCCCAACTAGGATTTACATAGTAGGCATGGTAGTGTGTTGCACCTTCAACAAAGTCATTCAAGTGTTTATTATATACACCATTTGCTACGTGTAAAGCATCTTTCCATGCCTTATGTTCTCTTGGTTTATCACTCTTACCATCACAGTACCAACTAAATTGGCATCTGTTCTTTATAGGTAGAGTAGGTTTCCACTTGTATGTTAAGCCTTGTTTAACTACGTCACAGACGTTGTTAGGATACCTAGAGTCCTCTACCCTATTCATTACTACTTGTGCCACTGCAACTTGTCCTATGAAGCTTTGGTTCTTTGCTTCATGGTACACATTAAGTGCTAGGCATATTAATGATTCAGCTATCATATGTTTTCTCCTTTATGTAATTACATACCCATATATCCTTACCTATACGACAGTTTCCTTTATAGTATTCAAGTACCATAAAGAATACAAACAGTATAAAAAAACTAGGAAATATTAGTGTATGCCATTTCTCTTTGAGATACTTCATTGAGTCCACCTCTTATCCCATATAGAATCAGTTAGTAAATATTCTTTTTCAATATTCATAGTCTTGAGTATATGTGCAATTACATCTACTGTCCAACCATTACCAATCATTTTATATCTCTGACTATTGGACACATAATTAGTATAGTTATCAGGTAGTGTCTGCAATCTCTCACACTCTAGTGGTGTAAGCTTTCGCCACATATCTTTTGATACTACCACGTTATCTTTCTGCACAGTAGTAAGACAATTAGACTTGCCATCATCTCTTATCTCTAGTTGCCTAGTAAAAGGTAAGTCAAGTTGGTCATCTTTCCTAGTGCCATTCTCATCTAGTCTGCGATTAACAATTCTACCAATGGCAACCTTTGGTTCTCTATGACCACCTTGCATGGTAGTAAGTGTAGGTGCTTTACCTTCTTGTGCATACACTCTCTTGATACTATCATGTCCTTTGAGGTCAGCAGTACCAACTCTAATCAATCCATCTTTTGACATGGTAGGATTATCTTTTAGAACCATAGTACGTTGCTTACGTTCAATACTATTCCACCATACTGCACCATTATATCTTGCAGTAAGACAATGAGATTTACCACTACTAGTCATCTCATCTGTGGCATATCCATCTTCTAGTATATCTTGCATGACAATACCTTTATCAATCATAGGTGGTATAGGTATCTGCTCATAGGTATCTCCAACTCGCTTACCCCACCAATATAATCTATGTCTATTTTGACCTGATGCCAAGTTAGAGTTTATGGCTTGAGGTTCAAATCCCATATGATAAGAGATAGTATCTTGATACTCTTTCTTCATACGTACATTCTCAAGTAATACGTACTTAGGTTTTACCACAGAAAGTACCTCTATAAAATGAAAGAATAATTTACTCTGAGGGTCATCAAAATTTAATTGCTTTCCTGCAAACGAAAATCCTGTACAAGGCGAACCACCCATCATCAAATCAATATCCCAACATGATACCTCGAATGGGTCTATATCTCTAACATCTCCTAGCTGAAACGTCTTAGGAAAGTTAGCTTGAGTTACTTTTATTGCAGGTTTATCAATCTCACTTGCATAATAGTTTTTATATATACCATCAAAGGTATATCCTAATCTTTGCAAGGCAACTTGACCACTACTACAACCATCAAATAAACTTAGTGTATTCATATCAAACTCCCATATAACATGAAAGGAATAACATAACTATTCCTGTTACAATTAATACTACTAATCTGTCATTATCTTGTGGAAACATTTTAAACTCCTATTGTATAATAATTATTATCAATGTCCTTTACAATTAGTGTTGCATCATTATGAACTGAAGATGATTGTACTTCTAATTTATGTATTATATAACCTAATCTTTCAATACGAAACTTAAATTCTTTTAAGTTTATTGCATTAGCATTTACTAAATCATCTAGCATATTCTTTATCTTTACTGTGTCTAGTATTGTCATTTCTTTCTGCTCCTTTCATAGTATCTAATAAAGTAATCTCTTGCAAGAGGTACTTGCTTTTCTCCAAAAGATTCTTCAACTTGTTTTAGTATTGTTGACATTGCCCAACCTCTAATCTTTGGATTGGCTTTGCCTTCTCTCATCTTAGTCTCAATGAAGTTTACTACTTCCATTTTCTCATCTAGTCTAGGTGTGTTACTCATTATTTTATGTCCTTCCATTTAATATGTTTCTTATTTATGTAGACTCTTAGGTGCGAGGAATCCTCAATAGATTGACCCCAATATGCCCTACCTTGTCCATACAACTCTTTCTTCAAGTGTTGTCCTCTTACTCGCATGGTATATGTTTCGTCATTAAGATATGCTCTCATACTCTTGACTAACTTTTCTCCATACTCTGTGTTAGGTATCTCGCTGAACATATACTCATAACCTTTTGAATTAAAGTTTTCATCATAAGCTTTTCTCCATCTATGTTCTTCCTTAGATAGCTTATCTATGTGTTCATCTTTTTCTTCAATGATACCTTCAAGTCTTTCAATCTTTGCAACTAAATCTGCAACTTTTCCCATGTGCTTTGACCTGTCAAGCATATCTTCTTGTTTAGATAACTTAACAAATGCTCTGACCATATGTTGAAAGTCCATGTGTGATATAGGTATATCTCTCTGCTCTGCTTCTGAATAGTATGTCTTGTTATTCAAGTCATACATATCATCTGCAAGTTTGCCTGTGCTAGTTGTCGCACCAAGCATAGTTACTACTCTATGTATCTTCATTATTTCCACTCCTCTATTTTAAAGTTAGCGAATAACTTATCATGGTCAATGTATCTCTTGCCCATGAAGGTTACTCTAGATTTTAGATTAATTAAACTTAAATTACTTACGTCTTTACAATCTCCTGTATCTGCATCAAAGCCTAGCAATACTGCATTACCACTTACGATAACTTTGTTATCTAATGTAAAGAAGTAATTGTAATCTCCTAGATTAGCATTTTCATCTGTCCACATATCATTACCATTTACATTGTAAGGATATATTTCAAAGTACTTACACCCAATCATTTCTTTTGTGTGGTCATCACTTTTGGTGTCTACCTCTGTAATTAATTCGTCTTTGGCATTAATAAAATATGCTTTCATTATCTTTTCCTTTCTATTTTATATTACTATATATTGATTCCTATGTATCCTAACTAACAATACAGTAGGCAATTACTATCCAAAAAATAATAGGTGCAACTAAATCATAATTCATAGTCATACACCTGCTCTTATTTCTGCGATAGCTTGAAGTTCAATATCTTCATACTCCAATCTCTGCATTTCTTTCTTAGCCTTAGTTATTATATACTGCCTACTTCTTTCTCCATCATATTCATACTCCCATTGTATCATTCCATGATGGTCATAGATTGTATATAAGTCATCATTAACGTCATACTCTAAGTAGTAATTATCATTCGCACAAATTACATTCTCAG